TCTACGGTGTTGATGTGTACGTATCATCTAACGCTCCTACGCTGACTACTGGTGTTCGTGGATGTGTATTCTTCCACAAAGACGCCATTGTTCACGCGGAGCAGATGAGTGTACGTTCGCAGACTCAGTACAAGCAGGAGTACTTGTCTACTCTGTACACCGCAGACACTCTGTACGGTATCGAAACATATCGTCCAGAAGCAGGACTTATCTTGGCTGTCTCTGACGCCTAAGACTCCACTGGCCCCTTCGGGGGCCTTTTTCTTCTCCCCTGTTTCTCAGGAGTCCTTCAATGGCTACAACGATTATCACAAAGAATGGATCAGGTGCTCCCGCAGCAGGCGACTTAGTTCAGGGTGAACTTGCGGTAGACTTAACAAATCAAACTTTATATTCAAAAGATTCTTCAGGCAACGTCTTCAAAGTAGGTGACACCGGCGGTGGTTCTCCCGGTACCTTTACTGATTTGGTTGCCACAGACAGCTTTACGTCCCCCGGCATCGACGATAATGCTACGTCCACGGCTATCACGATTGATTCCAGTGAGAACGTGGGCATTGGCACGAATGCTCCTTCGACTACGTTAGACGTTAATGGAGATGTTAAGTTCGGCAGTGGAAACAGCTTTGTCACCACCACTAATATCTTTAAGTCCGGCGGCTCCGCTGGGATAGACGGTGCGTATCTAAGAGCTGCTATCTCTGGCGCGCCTACGCCAACTTACGCTAACTCAGATGACACCGACACGGGTATGTTTTTCCCAGCTAGTAACCAGTTAGGGTTTACTACTGGTGGCTCTGAAGCCGTGCGTATCGACACCTCAGGAAACGTGGGAATCGGTACGTCTGCTCCTGATGCAGCTTTAGAGATTTCAACTGTTGGCTCTGGCCTTACAAATGCTCTAAAGGTAACAACCACTGGCACAAGCACTAACCCTGCAATCCTTTTTGAGAGTAATGCCTTCGGGACTCAGCATACTCCTGCAAGGATACGAACACAGCAAAACAGTAGTTCAGAGGGTGGTCTTATTTTTGAAACTGAGGACTCGGGAAGTCTTTCAGAAGCCTTGCGTATCGACTCCGATGGAAACGTGGGCATTGGTACGGACTCCCCCGATTCGCAGCTACACGTCAAGAACGAGAATGGCTCAGGAATCATCCAGCTAGGGACAGCTGGTGGTACTGTTGACCGAGAGTGGAAGCAGCTTGCTTCGGCTAGTAACGGATCGTACATTATACAAGACACTACAGCTGGAATCAATCGACTGACTGTTGACGCCGCAGGAACCACAACGGTAACAGGTGGCTTCGAGGCTGCTCAACCGGGTGCTGGTACTGGTGCCTTTGCTGCTGGTGATGGGGCAGGCGTGACCAACCAAGGCCCATATTCAGTTGCTGTTGGAACGGCGGCAGGTCAATCTAATCAGTCTTCCCAGTCTGTAGCCATCGGGGTGTCAGCAGGCACCACAAGTCAGGGCGCATCTACTGTAGCCATTGGCAACTTAGCAGGCAACAACACCCAAGGCGCTAGCGGTATTGCTATCGGGTGGGAGTCAGCCAGCATCACGCAGGGATCAGATGGAGTTGCAATAGGTAGAAACGCTGGGCAAACCACTCAGGGAGCCTACAGTGTCGCTGTAGGCCGCGATTCAGGCTTCACAGGTCAAGATCAGAACGCTGTTGCTATCGGTGTCAACGCAGGCAAAAGCTCTCAAGGAAACAGTGGTGTTGCTATCGGCAACGGCTCAGGGTTTTCAAACCAATCTGACTACAGCACAGCTGTTGGTGTCTTAGCAGGCGAGACAAACCAAGCAGAGAGTGCTGTAGCTGTTGGGGATCAGGCAGGCAGGACAACCCAAGGTGTAAGCGCTGTAGCTATTGGTCGGCTAGCAGGCGCCACAAGTCAAGGCGAGAGGGCTGTTGCCATCGGGAATGGCTCGGGGCTAACAGGCCAAGGAAATAACTCTATTGCTATTGGTCAGGACGCAGGCAAGACCAACCAAGGCGCTAACGGCATCATCATTAGCTCACAAGGCACGGCTCAGCAAAGTACAGGCGCAAACCATATAGTGCTTAGGTCTCCTACTGGACTACTGGCTTACAACGGCACTAACGCTTGGACGTTAGATGGCGGTGGCGTAGTAGTTCCTAATGGCGACTTGATGGTTGGTACCACTAGCCCTGATGTAATTACAAATAAAGCAACTGGAATTCGGTTAGAAGGGAGCTTAGGAACCGCTAATCTATACTCAAACACTAGGACATGTCTAAACCTAGGAAGAGCCAACAACGGCGTAATGATGCAGTTCTACATCAACGGCGCTAATACATCTGGAGGCATCAGCACCACGCAAGGTGGAACTCCTGTATTCTTCGCATCGTCTGATGAACGCCTCAAGGATAACATTGTTGACCACGAGTCGGAGCTTGCTAACGTCATGTCTCTCCGTCCTACACGCTGGGACTGGAAGAAAGACGAGCAAGGGTCTGGTGAGGGTTTCATTGCCCAAGAGCTTGAGCAGACAGCTTGGTCTGATTTAGTGGCTGAAGGTGAGGATGGATTCAAAACGGTAGCTGGTTTGGGTGCTGTCGAAACTCGTCTCATCAAGGCCATGCAGGAACAGCAAGTAATGATTGAAACACTACAGGCCGAAGTAGCGGCACTCAAAGGAGCATAAAGAATGACAACAATTACATGGAGCATTGTAGCCATTGACTACGACATCAAGGGAGGCGTTAAGGTGCCTACTCGTACACATTGGGTTTGTTCTGGTAAGGACGCTGAAGGCAACATGGGGCGCTACATAGGCACTCGTGAAGTCACTCAGGGTGATACAAAGACCTTCACTGGTTGGGACAACATCACTGAGGAAGCAGCTTTAGAGTGGCTTTTGACGGACATGGGTGTAGTAACTATGGATGTGGATGAGGAAGGCAATGTCCCTAAGTCTGAGAAGGACACCATAGAAGCTGCTGTGAACGCTCAGGTTGCTGAGAAGGCTAAACCCACTAAGGGTACTGGGTTGCCTTGGGCGGCTCCTCTGGAGGTCTAATGAAGACCTTAGTATCCCTAGCACTCGTGTTACTCTGTGGATGCTCAGGCACACTACGAGAGAAATCTACGGTGTGCTTGGGCTTCTGTGCTCACACTGAAGTTGAAACTGAAACTCACACAAAGGAAATCAAGAAATGAATGCATTTGTTCTACTACTCACCTTAGTCACCTTCTCTACTATGGCTGCTGAGATTTACTTAGATGACGGTAGGGTCATAGAGTTACCAGTAGGCTCCAAGGTGTACATAGATGATGGGACTGTATGGACGTTCACACGGTTTAACGAGGGTGGCTTCGACATTAGACCCTTGACACCTTTGGTGGAGATTACTGAGGTGTGTCCACAGTCAGGCTTAACCTTTGGTGGCAGCAGCGGCTCCTGTGTAGTAGAAGAGGTCGTAGAGGAGACAGAAGAAGCCTGCGATGGGTTCACCTTTGGCGGTAGTGGCTGTTAAGTTGTACATAGAACCCACAGGGGGTAAGCAATGGCTGTAGGTAGAGATGTAATGGGCGCTGACGGCCTAACTAACGCAGAGCGATATGCGAAGAGGCAGGCTGATAAGAAGGCTAGGCAGGCGGCTTTTAGGGCGCAGCAGGACGCCAAGAAAGCTTCGGCTGCACCTTCTGTGTCAAGCCCTAGTAGTATGTTTGGTGGCCTCTTAGGTACAGTAAAGCAAGCAACAACACCAACACCTACAAACACTTTAGGCTTTGGACATTCACAACCAGAGCCTATAAAGACCCCACTATCGTCTGCTCCGTTTTCTTCTCCTGAGCCTGAAGAAGACGATGGGTTGTACACAATGATTCTGCATCAAGAGACTGGCGATAACGCTGTAAGTCTCTTCGGTGCCACAGGCCAAGATACTCAAGCCCTTAGTTGGTCACCTACTCAGGTAACACGTTCGGATTTACAAGAGGCGTATAACGATAGTACTAACCTTCAGAATGTCTTTGGATCTTTTGATAGGTATATGGATTACATTGAAGAGTCCTCTGACATGATTGAGGCTCAAGACTGGTTTTCTCAGGAAGGCATAGACCAGACTACAGCAGCGCAAGAGCAGCAAGAGGAAGACGACTTAGCCTATGGGCCGGGACAACAAGCGCCAACCAATGATACACAGCAGTCTGATGCTAACGCTCGACAGGGTGCTTATGCTTCTTGGATGAACAGCGCAGAAAACCAAGCGTTGATGAACAAGTACGGAATCCCTACTCAAGAGTTTACTAACGAGAAGGGCGATAGATTCCGTTGGACAGGTACAGGCTTTGCGCGTACCTACAAGATGGACAGGACAGACTTTGGAGATTACGTTTTAGCCGCTGGTGCTGCTATATTAATGACTGCTGCTCCGCAACTTGCTGCTCAATTAGTGGCAACTACAGGAATGTCGGCTGCGTCGGCAAGTGCTTTAGCTAATGCTACTCTAAGCCTCGCTAGTCAAGCATCTACTACGGGTGATGTAGATTTAAACACTGTTATTCAAGACACTCTAGAAGGCGCGGCAGGCGGTCTATTCGGGGACGCGGGTGAAATCACTGGTGTAAGCGCTAGTGACATAGTTAAAGCAATAACAGATGCTATAAACGGAGTAGCCGATGGAGACTTTGATACCGACTACAGCGACATTGAGTGGCAAGATGTAGACGTTACTGACGTTCTTGGCGATCTTCAAATACAAATACCGGGCTTTGAAGTAACTGAAGAAACACTGGAAGCGGCCAGAGCTGCTGCTGCTAAAGCTGCTGAAGAAGCTGCTGCTGCTGCTCAGGCTGCTGAAGAAGCCGCTGCTGCTCAGGCTGCTGAAGAAGCTGAGAAAGATAAAGATACTGTAGATGACAATAACGGAGAAGATGAGTTAACCTTTGGAGGGGCTAATACTAAGGATGCTGGAACACCTTGGGGTTGGGTCTTTGATCCTGAGAGTGGAACTTGGAGTCCCATCTACAGCGAAGAAGAAGCTATTAATCTACCCGGAAATCCTGAAATATCTGTTGGTGAAGACAAACCCGGAGAAGATTATTTTGGGGATGATGTAGACGACGGACAAGATAATGATGAAGATGACGACGATATTGATGTATTTGTAAACACCACTGATGACGACCCTGAAGGCGGCTTAACATTCGGCGGTGCTACTACCAAGGATTCTACAAGCGAAACTGAGCCTGAGCAGAAAGATAAAGACGCTGCCGAGCCTGAGCAGAAAGATAAAGACGCTGCTGAGGAGTCTGCAAAAGACATAGCGGAGCAACTACTTAAGGACAGCACTGCTGATGATACTGAAGGCGGTCTTACGTTTGGCGGCGCAGCCACTAAAGATGACGGCGCAGGCGGTGGTGGTGATAACGAAGGTGAAACACAAATAGATATAGCTTTAGATCCTACTAAAGATGGTGGTGGTGGTGACGGTGGTGAAGACCCCGGCGATGTTGGCTTTACCTTTGGCGGTGGCTCAGACACTAAGGACACTAAAGACGGTACAGGCTCTAGCGACAGCGAAGGCGGTAAAGACGGTACAGGCTCTAGTGATAGTGAAGGCAAAGACGGTACAGGCTCTAGCGACAGCGAAGGCGGTAAAGACAGTACTGGCTCTAGCGACACTGAAGGCCCCGGCGAAGAACCCGGAGATGAGGGACTTACGTTTGGTGGTGGTTCTGTTATTAAGGACACTAAAGACAATACAGGCTCTAGCGACACCGAAGGCAAAGACGGCACTGGTGACAGCGACACTGAAGGCAAAGACGGCACTGGTGACAGCGACACTGAAGGCAAAGACGGCACTGGTGATAGTGATACCGAAGGCCCCGGCGAAGAAGAAGCAGAGTCTTTGTTTGGTTTAACTAAAGACGCTGTATCTGTAGGAGGTACTGGCTTAGGCTTTAAGCCTTTCATGGCAGGCATTTCTTACGAATCACCTACGATTCAAAACATTATACAGTCGCCTAATGTAGACTACATGGCTCAACTAAACAAGATTATTAACAAGGGTATGTTAGTATGACATATTTAGAAGTAGTAAACAACGTCCTGAGAAGGATACGAGAAGAAGAGGCTCCTAGCGTTGACTCTACTACCTATAGTAAAATGATAGGTGACTTTGTTAATGATGCTAAGAAACTTGTAGAAACTTCTTGGGACTGGTCAGCCTTACGGACTACAGTAGTATTCACGACCTCTGAGGATGTCTTCACTTACCCTCTACTTGACACCAAGGACACTGTGAAGGCTCTGAATGTAATTAACGACACCTCTGATTTCTTCATGGACTATCGTACTACTGACTGGTTTGACAATCAGTATTACAACCAAGATCCAGTTAAGGGGTCGCCTCAGTTGTACACCTATAGGGGCCTTGATTCTAACGGCGATACTCAGATCGATGTGTACCCCAAGCCTGATGGTGCTTATGTTGTTAGGTTCAATTGTGTCTTACGTAACGATGAGTTAGTGGCTGACACAGATAAGCTAATGATTCCTAACATGCCTGTGATTCACCTCGCGGTAGCCTTAGCAGCCCGTGAGCGAGGCGAGACAGGAGGCACCTCTGTCCCTGAGTACTTTGCTATCGCTGATGCTTATCTGTCTGACGCCATTGCTCTGGACGCACAGAAGCACCCTTATGCAACAGACTGGTATACCCCTTAGGAGCTAGCGTATGGCCCAGCCCTTACAAAGTATTAACTTAGTTGCTCCCGCCTTCAAGGGTGTTAACACTGAGGATTCCCCTATAGCGCAGGATCCTTCGTTTGCTGATGTAGCAGACAATGCTATCATTGACAAGCGAGGACGTATTGCTTCTAGGAAGGGTCTTGAGACACTCTCTAACAGTACGTATGAGATAGGTACAGACTACGTACACTCCATCCATGAGTTCTTTGATGACGAAGACAACGTTAAGATATTCAGTTTTGCTAACAGGAGGATTCTATCAGGTGTCCATACATTTGTTAACGAAACGCCTTCAGGCTACACTATTTCTGGGAACGACTGGCGCTCTGTAAACTTCAATAACGCTGCTTACTTCTTCCAGAAAGGACAAGAGCCTTTAGTGTATACGGATTCTGCCGGTCTTCAGACCTTTGGAACAGCTACAGGAACTACAACACCTTCGTACCTTTGGTGTAATGAAGTCGCTGCGGCTTACGGTAGACTCTGGGCAGTGGATAGTAACGACGATTCTCAAGTTATCTACTGGTCTGATTTGCTTATAGGTACTGACTTTACTGGAGGCTCTTCAGGCTCCATAGATATTTCTAAGGCGTGGCCTGACGGTGCAGATAGTGTCGTAGGCATCGCAGCACACAACAGCCTCCTAATTATCTTTGGTAGGCACAGCATCGTTGTATACGAAGGTGCAGACTCTCCAGCTACTATGGCGATTGCTGACACAGTTCCCGGCGTAGGCTGCATTGATAGAAACTCTATCCAGCACATCGGTACTGACGTACTCTTCCTAGATGACACAGGGCTTAGGAGCTTTGGTAGAACCATACAAGAGAAGTCTATGCCTATCAGTGACCTCAGTGGTAACATCAAGACTGAGTTCATTGAGACTCTTGTTAACCGACAGGGGCCTGTAGCAACTATCTATTCACCAGAGAATACATTTTACCTCGTGTCGTTCCCATCTAATAACCTTACGTACTGTTTTGATATTAATGGTAGGACAGAGAATGGATCATATAGGGTTACGCGTTGGCCCAGTTCAGACTTCTTCTCTTTTGAAACTATAAGGTCAGGAGAGCTTCTTGTAGGTAACAACAAAGGTCTTAGCCTCTACTCAGGATACTCAGACAACGGTAATCCTTATCGCTTTAGGTACTACAGTCCGGGGCTAACCTTTGGTGACCCTTCACGGCTAAAGATCCTTAAGAAGCTTAGGCCCACCATTGTAGGTGCTAACTCAGCTACGGTGTTTCTTTACTGGGCTTATGACTTCAGCACCACGTTTAGATCCCAAGCATACACTGTAGGTAATCAAGATCCGGCCTTCTATAACATTTCTGAGTTTAACATAGGTGAGTTCACTGGCGGTACTTTGGTTTCCAGAAGGGCCGTTAACGCTACAGGAGATGGTAGTGTAATAACAATTGGACTTGAAGCAGACATCAATGGGTTCGCTTTGTCACTACAAGAAATTAACGTACTAGCACTGATAGGTAAAACACTATGAGCAACTACACACCAACAACAAACTTTGCTGCTAAGGACAATTTACCTTCAGGTGATCCAGCTAAGATTATCCGAGGTGCTGACTTTAGCGCAGAGTTCAATAACATCGCAACAGCAGTAGCGTCTAAGGCTGACACAGCTAGTCCTACGTTCACAGGCACTGTAACAATCGCTGACCTAAACTTTGTAGGTACGCTGGATTCAGGGACAATTGACGGAGGTACTTACTAATGAGTTTACAAGCATTTCTTACGAGCCTTGGAAGCGGTCTTGGAACTGCTGCGGGTAACATAGGTTCTTCACTGGTTAATAATGCAGGCAGTGTTGCTTTAGGCGGTGCTGGTTTGTTGTTAGGTAAAGAGGCTTATGACAGGCTAGGAACCATAGGAGATCAAGCTCTTGTAGGCTCTCAAATTGAAGGCCCTGACGGGACGCTTATAGACGTACCCGGAGCTTTAGACATTGCACAAATGGGGATTGACCAGTCTACATTTCAACCCTTTAGCGTAACGTCTGCAACTGGCGGTCAGTTTGGTTACAATCCTGTAACGGGCGCAGCCACAATGGCAGGTTCTCCACAAGAGCAAGCCATACAGAGCATGTTGATGAACCAAGCGCAGTCAACTTTTGGTGCAACACCGTATGGTCAGGCTGGAGGCAGAGCAGCAGCAGAGCAAGCTTACGGTCTTGGCGGTCAGTTTATGCAGTCTTCTCAGACACAGCCGGGAGACATTAATCAGCTTAGAGGCCAGTTTGCAAACCAAGTTAGTGGACAACTCGGACAGCAACCCAGTGCTGCTATAGGACAACTCGGACAGCAAGCACTAGGCTTAGGCTCTCAAGGCTTGGCAACGCAGGCTCCGTCAGACGTAGAAGCTCTTAGGCAGCAGTACGCAGGCTTGGCAGGGCAGTCAGCAGGTAACGTCTTAGGCTCTACAGCAGGCCGCGAAGCTGATGTATACAATCGCATCCGGGCTACGCAGCGTCCAGAAGAAGAAAGACAGCGCATGGCTCTAGAGGAGCGTCTGTTTAACCAAGGGCGTTCAGGAGTTTCTACTAACATGTACGGTGGAACTCCTGAGCAACTTGCGATGGCTAAGGCTCAAGGGGAAGCGCAGAACAGTGCATCTTTGGCGGCTATTCAGCAATCTCAGGCAGAACAGCAGCAGGCTCTCGGGATTGCTGAGACATTCGGTGGTATGTTTGGTCAACAAGCAGGACTGTCCAGTGACGTCCAGACTCAAGCGCAAGCTAGGGCGGCACAACTATCAACGCTAGGCTTGAGTGCAAACCAGATTGAGTCTCAGTTGCAGACTGAAGGTTTAGGTAGGGCAGTCACATCGTCTGGTCAGTCAGCAGCACTTGCTAAACTGGCAGGGGACTTGCAAGCACAACAGGCTGGTTTAGGTATAGGAATGTCTGAGCTAGGTTCTATGCTGTCTGCACAAGACATGGCGCTCTTAGGCGCACAACAGGACATAGGACTCGGAGCCTTGGGCGGTTCTTACATACCACAAGCACAACTACTAGCAGCTATGCAAGGCAGTGAGCTTTACCCACAGCTACAGCAGCGCGGTCAGCTTTACGGATCAGGACTGTTCGGTGAAGCGTCTATGGGTGGCCTTGAAGCGTTCTTGGGTGCTGGGTTGGGACAAGCTAACCTGATGGGTCAGTTAGGTACTGGATTATTAAGCGGCGCAGTCCGATAAGGAGATTAAGTAATGGCTAGATTTGGACAGAGTTTTATACAGTCGCTGACGCAGCCGGGTTACAGCCAAGGCATGTTTGATCTTGGCTCTACGCTTGGTCAGGCTCCTGCTTTGGCTAAAGAGAAGCGTGAGCGTGAGGGTATGTTAGCGCAGCTTAAAGACATGACGCCGCTAGAGACTGCCGACTACATGATAGGTAAAGCAGAAACACCAGCACAAATGATGACGGCTAAGACAGCTAGAGACAGTGCATTGAAAACGTCAGGTGTCCAAAGCATTGATGTTATGCAGCAGCAGTTGTTAACAGAAACAGACCCTGTGCGTATGCAAGAGTTAGAAAACGCCATGGTCGCTGTCGGCAAACAAACAGGAAATGATGTTAGTAAATATTCTGGAATTGCTGGTAAGACTTTAGCAGCGCGTGACACAGCAGCTTGGGAGCAAGCACAGCAAAAAGCTGAACAGCAAGCCGTTGTAGAAACGCGCATGGTTGACTTTGCTGTTAACGGTATGATGGCAACAGGGTCTACTGAACTTCCAACCACGTTGAAGACGCCTCAAGGTGAAGTACCTATCCCTGAAAACTTGCGTGACGACATTCAAGCTGAATACGTTAAACGCGTTCAAGCAGAAGGAGACTTCCAAGCTTCTATAGACGGCGGTAAACTTCCAGCAGAGTACACTACTTTTATAAGTAACAACCCGCAGTTGTTTAAAGACAACGCAGCACTTCAAACGCAAGTTAGGATTATACAAGAGACTGAAGGCAAAGGCCCGTCTGCTACTCGTACCAATGCAATTAAAGCTGTAAGAACTTTGGTAGACGCTGAACAGGCTAAGAGGCGTGAAGCCAGTACAAGCGACGAAGCTAAGGAGATAACTGTTAACGGTTTGATCGAAGAAATAATAACTTCTGAGGATCGCACGTACTGGTGGGAAGGTGACGACATGCAAGACTTTTTAACAGGCGACGGTTCAGACGAGGAGCTAAAGCTGTTTAGAAGCCAAGCGGTGCAGTACCTAAAAGAAAACCCCAAGGCGTCTAAGCAACAAGTAATCGACGCAGGCATGACAGGCATGAAGAGAAAGGTGCCAGCGCAGGACAAGAGTGATGCTAGAGCGAATGAAGAGGCGCGCATACAGGAACGCAGGTCTAAGATAGGGGAGTCAATAAGAAAAGCCAATCCAGATTTAACATTGACTGACGCGATGATTGACGCGATGATTGATCAGAGAATGGCTGATCTAAGAGCAGATGAATACCGATCTACAAGTCCGTTCACTCGCGCTGTATTAGAGCCTACTGGAATATGATTGAGACATACACTGTAAAGAAAGGTGATACGCTTGCGAAGGTTGCTGACTTTTTTGATGTTAGTGTTAAGCAGTTAAAAGACTACAACGCACCTACGCTTGGCTTAAATGACCGCTTTGATGCTGGCTTACAACTTAGGAATCCTAATGAGATTCCTATGCTTGTTAACGCCGCTTATCAAAACGGCGCTACGATTAAAGACATTGCTTCTATTCTTAAGATAACTGAAGAAGAAGCTGCTGCTATTTATGACATACAGGCTGAAGAAGTTCTGCAAGAAGAAGAGCCTGAAGTTGTCATACCTGAAGAAACGCTAAAAGAAATACAGGTACTTGCACAACGTCGCGATCCTGAACTGTTCCCCGTCAACGTGACAGCACAACGACGCGATCCTGAACTGTTGCCCGTCAACGTGACAGCGAAGCGCCGCGATCCTGAACTGTTACCCGTCAACGTGACAGCACAGCGACGTGATCTTGAGTTACCTGACGTTATCATTCCTGACGAAGCGTTAGAAGAGATACAGGTTCTTGCAAAACGTAGAGAGTCTGACCTTCCAGATGTTACTATACCTGAAGAAACGCTAAAAGAAATACAGGTACTTGCACAACGTCGCGATCCTGAACTGTTCCCCGTCAACGTGACAGCACAACGACGCGATCCTGAACTGTTCCCCGTCAACGTGACAGCACAACGTCGCAATCCTGAACTGTTCCCGATAACTGTAGAAGCTGAGATGCGTCAGGCTGAAGACTTAGCCAAGGTACAGCAAGAAGGTATTGTATTTCCCGAAGAAACGATGGAGTTGTTGCAGCAGATCAGGACGGAAGAAAAACAAAATTCTAAAAACGCTTGGCGTAATGTAGCTAAGGGACTAACCATGAGCGCCTTTGATGAGCTTGAAGCTTTTGTGGCGTCGCAAGTCAACGACACTCCTTTTGTAGCTGAGAAGGCGCGTATCAAAGAAGAAATGGATGAGTATGCTTTGTACAATCCCGCAGCGTCGCTTGCTCAGGAAGCTATAGGCTTGATTCCGGGAAGCATTGCCAGCACCAAAGCTTTAGTTAGCATGGGTGTTGTTAAGCTTCCTGCACAGGGAGCCATAGAAGCAGGCGCGTATGGATTCAACAGTGGTGACTCCGTAGAAGAACGCTTGATACTGGGCGGCTCTAGCGCAGTCATCGGCGGCGCAGTCGGTAAAGTGTTTGAGAAAATGTTTGACTCTACTCTTGTACCTCAAACGTCTAACACTAGCGGCCTTAAGTCTTTAGAGACTGACGCTTTACAATCTGAAGTGTCAGCACAAAAGATAATGGCAGCGCCTGCAAACATGTCAGACGACGAAGTGGTTACGCAGCTTCTGATCCGGGAGTCTGAGTACCTAGCTGATGTTATCGGACGCCAAGGCGCTAAACCAGCAGAGGTTGGTAACACGCTGCTAAGGCTGTCTGAAATGGCGCGTAACATGGGAGTCAGCCCTGCTCAGATAAACAGAGTTCTTAACGATAAGAAGATAAGAGACTTAACTAGACTGCCCGATGATGTATTTACTGACCCCTACGCGCTTAACGCATTCAGGCAGGACTTGCTTGACAACACAGCAGGGCGTTTACAGCTTGACATAGGCAGGACAATCCCAGAGGCGCAGTCTTTAATTGTTAAGTTTAGAAGGTTAGCCTCTCCGCTGGCTACACTGGCTGAGACTGCTGTAGGAACTGCGTTTTCATCGCGCATTATTAGAGGAATGAACAGAGTTGTCAGAGGACAGACGCAGCTTGACGATGCTTGGAAAGGTATGGAGCAGCTTAGAAACTTGGCTGATGATGATGCGTTTAATGACTTAATGTTAGACGCAGTTAACGCAACTAACATAGGACAGAAAGCAGCCACCAAAGCTTTTGAAGCAGCTAAGAAATACGCAGACGCTAAGATCGGCAAGGGCGCTGGCGACAGGCTGCAAAAGTTCTTTGATGACGGTGTTGCTTTTAACTCACGCTATCGTAGAGAAGTAACATCAGGTGAACTGTCACCTATCTGGCTGCACTCAAGCACTAAGGCGGCTGCTGAAGATGTAAGCTTGCGTGTTAACAGAGCCAGAGCAGCAGGTAAGACAGAAGACGCAGCCAGTAAAGACAGACTGCGACGCTCTATGGAAGAAGAAAGAGCAAAGCCGCTTGACAAGCAGAACACCTACGAAAACATATTTGATTCTCACTGGCGTTGGCAGCGCGAAACATTAACGCGCATGGAGCTAGGTAAGCAGTTAGGATTTAGAACGTCAGGTAAGCCTGTGTTTGCAGAGATGGCGTATGACGATCTACCTAAGCGATTGCAGAAAGCTGTTGACAACGAGAGCATGACACTCATGGAAGCCAGTGTGTATACCTCTCTTACGTCTTCAATGCGTAAGAAAGTTGACGCCAAGAAGCTGACAGTCTATGACGCCGCAGCTAAGATGGAGCAGCAATCGTTTAAGTTGTTTGATGAAAAAGTAATTACTGAAACCTTAAAGCGCGAAGGCTACTCTGACGTACAGATTAAGAACGCAGTAGAAATACTTGATGACTTAGGCGTTAACGCACAGCGCGGTATGTCGCAAGAGCTTGACGTTGTACGTAATCTAGGCTACGTAGGCACTATTGCTAACCCTTACGGCGCGTTAATGAATGTACATGATCTGTTCAACGCAGCGTTTGAGTTTGGCGTAGGTAACGTACTTAAGTCTATGTTTGATAAGACTGGTATCAGATTCACGGCAGACGACATGGGACTGGCGCAGCAGGTTTACGGTGAATTTGTACGTAAGGCAGTCAGAGGAGACAAGAAAGTATTGGGCAGTGACTTCATAGATAAGATTGTTAAAGGCAGTGACGACTTGCTTCAGTGGTCTATGAAGGCTTCAGGGTTTTCTGGTCTTGACAAGTACGGTAAAGGCAAGATCATGGGTGCTTCATTTAGAAAGGCGCGTCAAGATATTAAGAGCGGCGAGTTTGATTCTAAGTGGCAGTACACATTCAGCAAGGGTGAGCTTGATCAGCTACGCAGAGACATAGCCAGCGGCAACACAGACAGTGAGCTTGTGCGTGACATGGTTATGTTTGATCTGTTTAAGCTACAGCCCATTAACGCAGCGGCGCAGACAAGTTACGGACTTGCTAATCCGAACGCTAGATTGTTTTACATGTTGAAGGGTTTTGCAATCAAGCAGTTTGATTTGATGGAGCGTAGAATCTTTAACG